AACGATGTTTGGAATCGGTTAAAGATGCTGATGAAATTGTAGTTGTTGATACAGGTTCATTTGACAACACAATCGAGATAGCAAAACGATATACCGACAAAGTTTATGAATACTGGGGGTGCAATGAAGGAGGAAAAAAAGACGGGCTTTTTATGAGTTTTGCAGATGCCCGGAATAAGGCACTTGAATACTGCACGATGACACATATCTTTTCTATTGATGCTGACGAGGTGCTGGAACAGGGAATGGATGAAATGAAAAAGTTTGAAGGCATTTCGTTAGCAGTCAGATGTATTTCAGCAACGACAGGCGAAGAACATTATCAGCCACGCTGCTATATCAATCATGAAAAAGTAAAATGGTTCGGAGCAGCGCACAATTATTTGAAAGTACCGACTGGTGAAAAGTCTGACGTTGTAATAACTTATTATTCAAATAAGCAAAAGAAAAACGACCCAGACCGGACAATGCGAATTTTGGAAAGGTGGGTTAAAAACAACCCTGATGATTGCGCCCGGGAAATGTACTATTTAGCGAAAGAATATTTCAACAGAAGTTGGTACGAAAAAGCAATTAAAACTTTTTCAGATTATATAAACATTTCAGAATTTGATGCAGAAAAAGCTGATGCTTGTGTTTATCTTTCACGTTGTTATTTTGCGATTGACAAATATAATGAAGCGGTTAATGCTTGTTTGTCGGCAATTAATATTAATCCTGCATTTAAAGAAGCATTGATTTTAGCCGGTGAACTTTCTCAAAAAATATCTTCACGTTTGAAGTGGAAACATTTAGCAACGAAAGCAAATAACTCAGGAGTTTTGTTTGTCAGACATGATAGACGAATAAAAGTAACTGTTTTGTCGGTTTGGGATTGGGCAGGTTCAGGTTACAAAATGGCTGAGGCAATAAGAAAGGCTTCCGGTGCGCTTGTGGACATTGAAGCATTGACGCTGAATGAGGGACAGGGAACTGATTTTTATAATATTCAAACCGGAATAAGTATCGATAGAGTAGGAAAAGAAGTAGCACAAAGTCGAATTAACGAAAGTGATATTTTGCACTTTAAAGGTGATTGGTTAATTGGTGATAAGTTTGGCGAATTGGAACTAAACAATCAAAAACGGATTTACACAGTTTCAGGTTCGTTTTTTAGAAAAATGGAAGATGGATTGAATAAAAGTGTAGTTGCCCGACAAAATCACGAAGATGAATATATCGCTGATTATCTTTCTGCAATTACACCGGATTTAATTTATAACGACAGTTGGAAATGGATGCCACACGCTTATGATGATTTTGAGTATAGCTGGGAAAAAGGACGTAAATTCAAACTTTCTCATGTTGTAAATTCGAGAGCAAAGAAAGGAACAGACATTTTTGAGGATGCTGTAAAATTGTTGAACAGAAAGGATGTTGAGCTGATTTCAAAGGTGAAT